TGCTGCTTGACTTGAAAGACGCTGCTTACCGCCAGCTAGGTGAGATTGCAGAAGAAACTGCAAAGCGCATGGAAAAGAAAATGCATCAGCAGATGATCGAAGGTCAGTGGACTACGGCGTTTGCTCAGTTTGTAGATGATCTAGTTACATTCCCAGCTGCAATTCTAAAAGGTCCAGTTGTTCGTAATCGTCCAGAACTCAAATGGGTTAAGCTGCCTGGCGGTGGGTACGATCTACAAGTTCAGAAAACTTTAGCATTAGAGTGGGAACGAGTAAGCCCATTTAATATTTACCCCGCTCCTGATTGCTCAACCATTAACGACGGGTATCTAATTGAAAGACACAAGTTATCAAGGGCTGATCTTCACGAGCTTATTGGAGTTGATGGCTATAGCGATGGAGCCATACGTCAAGTACTTGAAGCTTATGGAAAGGGCGGCCTACGCGAATGGATCTATGTGGACCTTACTCGCGCAACAGCTGAAGGTAAATCTACAACTGCTGCAGGTCAAAACCCATCAGAATTAATTGATGCACTCCAGTTTTGGGGCTCTGTACAAGGTCGTTTGTTAATTGACTGGGGTATGTCCCCAGAAGAAGTTCCAGACCCAATGGCTGAGTATCCAATCGAAGCATGGCTTATCGGCACATGGATCATCAAAGCAGTTATTAATCCAGACCCATTAGGTCGTAAACCTTATTACAAAACCTCTTACGAAGAAGTTCCAGGAGCGTTCTGGGGTAATGGAGTAGCTGATCTTTGCCGTGATACGCAAGATATTTGTAATGCTGCGGCTCGTAGCATAGTAAACAACATGTCTTTGGCTTCGGGCCCACAGGTTGTGTACAACATCGACAGATTGCCTGAAGGTGAAAACATCACTCAGTTATACCCCTGGAAGATCTGGCAAGTTACATCTGACCCATTAGGTGCAAATCAAACTCCTGTATCTTTCTATCAACCAAGCTCGCAAGCCAATGAATTGATGGCGGTATACGAAAAATTTGCTACTCTTGCCGATGAATACACAGGCATTCCACGATATATGACCGGCGGTGCACCCGCAGGCGGAGCAGGTAGAACTGCTTCTGGTATGTCGATGCTTATGACAAATGCAGGAAAATCTATCAAACAAGTCATCGCAAACATCGATGAACACGTTATTAAGCCATGTATTGACCGTTTGTATTACTACAACATGCGGTATTCTGACGATCCAGACCTCAAAGGTGACGTAGATATTGTGGCTCGTGGTGCTTCCTCGATCCTTGAAAAAGAAGCTGCACAGCAACGTCGTAACGAATTCTTAGGTATTGCGCTCAATAGTCCTGCGGCTCAGCAAGTTGTCGGTATAGAAGGTATTGCCGAATTGTTACGTCAGACTGCTATGACTCTTGATATGAATGTTGATAAAATTGTGCCATCGGCCGAGATGATGAAAGCCAAAGCAATTGAGGCACAGGCAATTCAGCAAGCACAAATGCAACAAGAAATGGCAGTTCAGTTTGAGCGAGACAGCAACGGAGCAGTAACCGGGGCTCGTATGAACGGCGGAACACCACCCAATCTTAATCCAGGTGCACAATTAATGGACGGTGCTCCAGTAGTAAACCGTTTCGCCCAATAAAGGAGATTTAGAATGATTGAAGCAGGAATGGTTAATAGAGCAAAGCTAGATTTTTTACAGGGTGTGCATCAACCTGGGGATGATTATCGAATTGCTTTATACACAGAACGTGCTGATTTGGGCCCAGAATTAACTAAATATACTAGTGCTGAAGAAGTACGTGGGCAAGGTTATCAAACCACTGGCGCAAAGCTAAAAGGGTACAAATCTGGAATTGTTGACCAAGCAGCGTATATTACTTTTAACACAGTTGATTGGCCTAATAGCTCTATTGCCGCTCAAGGAGCATTAATTTATAATGCGTCTAAAGGTAATGCAGCAATCGTAGTTATTGATTTTGATACAGTCCAAAAATCATCTATCGGCTTATTTCGTGTTGAATTTCCAGAGCCATCTGAGTACGGTGCAGTTATTTGGATTGGGTAATTAGATGGCTTTTATTGTAGCGGATCGGGTTTTAGAAACCACTAGTACCACTGGTACTGGCTCTTTAACTTTAGTAGGCGCAGTATCTGGATACCAATCTTTTGCGGCTATAGGGGATGCAAATACTACTTATTACACAATTGTTTCCGGCACTGACTGGGAAACAGGTATTGGTACTTATACTTCTTCTGGCACTATTTTAAGTAGGGATACAGTTTTAGACTCATCAGCCGGAGGTACAACTAAAATTGTAGTAACTCCTAACGCAACAGTATTTTGTAATTACCCAGCAGGTAAAGCAGTATATAAAGATGCAAGCAATATTGTTACCGTTCCAACTTTAGCAATAGACACTAGCGGAACAGATGCACAAATAGCCCCAAACACAGGCATTACTGGCTGGAATTACTCAGGTTTAAGCAAATCTATCGGTGGTGAAGAAACCCTTCCAAACGGGTTATATATTAGCCCTGACGGTTTAAATATGTTTGTCAATGGTTCTACAGGCGATGATGTAAACCAATATACGCTATCAACAGCTTTTGATGTATCAACTGCAACTTTTGTCAGATTGTTTCCTACTGGGGCACAAGATTCTGCCCCACAAGATATATTCTTTAAACCTGATGGATTGTCCATGTTTATCCTGGGACTGTCCAACGGTAGGGTTTTTCAATACACACTAACTTCTGCTTTTAATATTTCTACTGCATTCTATACAGGTGCATCGTTTGGCGTAACCTCACAAGAACCAGCGCCAACTGGTTTATGGTTTAAGCCTGACGGCACAGTCATGTATGTTGTTGGTCAAGCTTCAGATACAGTATTTCAATACACTTTAAGTACGGCTTGGAATGTGGCTACTGCTTCTTACACAGGCATTGCTTTTAACGTTGCATCCCAAGAATCAACGCCAAATCAAGTAAACCTAAGTGATGACGGTTTAACCATGTGGATTGTTGGCGGAAATGGTGACGATATTAACCAATATGCTCTTGGAGCTGCGTTTAATGTTGCTACCGCAGTATTTCAAAATTCGTTTTATGTTGGATTTCAAGAGACCAATCCAACTGGTATGTTTATTGATTCTACTGCCGCCAACCGTGTGTACATAGTTGGCACAACAAACGACACAGTATTTCAATACAACACCGTAACAAACTCTATAAGTGCAGTAACCAATGTATTTAATACCACTAGCAACGCTAGGGTACAAGGTAACTTAGCAGTACAGTCTAATGCTTATGTAGATGGTGGTTTAAGTGTTCAAGGAAATATTACTACTATCGGTTCAACATCATTATTAACAACTACTGTTGGTGGTACATTTAGTACAGCTCAAGTAGTTAGTTTTACTGCTAATGCGAGCAACATTAATGTAGGCTCTTCACTAACAACAGGAACATGGATTGCTGGTGGCACAAGTGGAACTGGAACAATAACTCTAGGTCAATCCACAGTAAGCCAAACCACTAATATTCAAGCTGGAGCAACTGCATCAGGTTCTACCAAAACATTAAACATTGGTACGGCTGGTGTATCAGGTTCTACTACTGCTATTAACATTGGTTCTGCGGTGTCAGGAGCAACTAGCACAACAACCTTAAATGGCTTAGTAATTAACAGCATTAGTGCGGCAGTAAGTGCGGCTGGCACTACACAAGGAACGGCTACTGGATTAGTTTCCAATATCAATAATGTTACTGTTGTAGCTACAGGCGCAGCAGGAGTAAGACTACCAACTGCGGTAGCTGGTATGCGTATCCTAGTTAGAAACTCAGATAGTGCGGATATTTTAAGTATTTACCCAGCAACAGGCGGTACGATTAATGCTTTGGCTGTTAATGCTGCATTTACCTTAGCTCCTGGCTCAACTATTGAGTTAATGGCTACTACCGCTACACAATGGTACACATTCTAGACGCATAATGTTTTCATTTTTTCCGTATTCAGGGCAACCTTATAGTTCTCTTCAGGATACCGAAGAACCTGTTTATTTTTGGAATACTTCGCAAGGTAAAGCTCCGAGCAACCAATTTATTGCACTGCGTCAAACAACTATTTATGCAAAAAAGGCAGGGTTTAGCCTTAAAACAGCTAAAGTTGTAATAAAAACAACGGCTTTTGTCCATGTCCATAACAACCTTTTAGTTAAAACAGCCCAAGTTAAAGCGGGTTCAGTTAAGGTTAAGTCCTACACGGGTTCTACTCTTGCACTTCCAAGGCATAGATTAACTGGAAATACTGAACGAGTTATTGTCTATAAGTGCAATACTATTTGCATAAATGTAGCGCCCAAAGCAGAGCTTGTTTATTCTATCCCGGATGTAGTAACTTCTAGTCCAACCGTAGTTATGGCAAAAATGCATTCAGCTAAAATGTCTTCTTACAAAGCAAATATAACTACTGTACAAAACCCAACGGATGATGAACTACGTGCAATAATGATATTAATGAGGCAGCAAAAAGCAAAACAATCTGCTAGTTTTCGAAAAATGATGTAAAGTGTTGACAAAGCTGTAAAATAGTTGTAAATAGTAACTAAATCAGACAGTTGTCTGATGATAAAAAGGAGTTTTTATGAAAGCTATTTCCCCAATGGAAAAGCGCGGTCCTGAGTATGCTCAAGAGTCTGCAAAGACCGATGGCATGAGCAAAGGTGGTGCTGTTGGTGCCGGTGGCCCTGATGGTGACAACGATGCTTTAGGTAAGCGCGGCGGTAAAGAGTACGCTCAAGAATCCGCAAAAACTGAAGGTCTCTGTAAGTAAGTAATGCAAAGACTAGATGAGCGTGTGGCTCGTTGTTTTCAACGGTTACAGGCAGAAGAATTTGGTCCACTAGTTGAATGGCTGAGGGACAGCCGAAATGGAACCCTCGAACAACTTGTAGGGACTATACAACAAGAACATATTTACCGGCTCCAAGGTGAAGCCGCAATATTGGCGGACTTACTCGCCCATATTAAAAACTCGAATGAGTTAGTCACCAAACTAAGCGCTAATCGTAAAGGTTAGTATTTAAACCGTAGTAGCAGACCGTTATTCGAGCCTGCGCAGACCGTCAAGAACGGAGCGTACGTAAGAGTCGGAGCTAAAGGAGATAGAAATGGCATTGCCAAAGGCAGTCCAGCAACAGCTGGAAGAAGCAGACCGTATTGTGGCCGATATTAATGGCGAAAAGACCGGGGAGGACTCCTCGGAGACTAACCCAGTAAATCAACAAGTAGATCAGGATATTCAAGATGATCCGCCACTGAATGATTTGCCGCCTGACAATACTGTTTCACAAGAGACTAAACAACCTGAAGTTCCTGAAGAGAAATGGGCTCACAAGTACCATACTTTAAAAGGAATGTATGACGCTGAAGTACCACGTCTACACAGTCAAGTGCGTGAGATGCAAACGCAAATTCAGCAGTTAATTGCTGATAAGGCTGCAGTAGAGGCTACTAAAGTTGAACAAAAACAGGTAGTTGAGTCTTTAATCACTGAACAAGACAAAGAAGCATTTGGCCCTGATTTGATTGATCTTATCGAGCGTGCTACCGAATCCAAAGTGGGAACACTGCGGGAGCGTGAAGCGCAACTGGTACAAGAGATCAAAGAGCTAAAAGGACAACTTGGTAGTGTATCCGAACGTCAAGTAGTGTCTGATAAAGACAGATTCTTGGCGGGTCTAGGACAGCAGGTTTCAGATTGGGAATCTTTGAACGTTGATCAAGGTTTCTTAGCATGGCTCCAGCAAGTAGATCCAGTTTACGGAGTACCTCGCCAAGCTGCGTTATCGAATGCTTATGAGGTTTTAGATGTTACCCGCGTGGCTAATATCTTTAAGGCTTATAAGCAGACCCTACCGCAAACTCCTGCTCCAAGTAAGGCAAAGCAAGAGCTTCAGCGTCAAGTTGCGCCGACCCGTACTCGTTCTACGACGACGCCTTCCGACAATGTAAATGACAAAATATTCACTAATCAGGATATTGAGCAGTTTTACAATGATTGGAGACGAGGCTTCTACGATGAACAGGAAGCGGCAGATATGGAAAAACAAATTCACACTGCAATCGCCGAGGGGCGAATTCGATAAGAACTAAACCCTGGGGTGAAAGCAGAATTTAAATAGACACTCGAAAGGAAATTTAAATGTCTACAGTAACCCCAGCAGCAGCCTACCCCATTAATGCGGGTGGTTTTAATGCACCAAACGGCCAAACTGCTTACAGCGGTACAGCCTACTCTGGTACTTTCATCCCTACCCTCTGGTCGGGCAAATTGGCACAGAAATTCTATGCCGCAACCGTTTTTGGTGAAATCGCTAACACCGACTGGCAAGGCGACATCACTGGTATGGGCGATTCCGTAATTATCAACACCATCCCAACAATCACCATCAACAACTACAGCATTGGTCAGAATCTTGCTTATGAGATTCCTGCTCCAAGCACAATTACCTTGACAATCAGCAAAGGTAAGTATTTTGGTGTAAACGTTAACAACGTTCTCGAATTACAAGCTAAGCCAAAGTTGATGGACGTATTCACCAACGACGCTGCTATGCAGATGAAGATTGCTGTTGATACCGATGTATTGCTTGGTACTTTTAACCAAGGTGCTGCAACTAACCAAGGTGCAACCGCTGGTAAGATCTCTGCTTCTTTCAACTTAGGTACTGATCTTGCTCCTGTAACTTTAACTGCTGCTAACATCCTCCAAAGCATCACTGCTTTGTCAAGCGTTTTGGATGAGGCAAACGTTCCTGAGACAGACCGTTGGCTCGTTATTAGCCCAACAGAGCGTCAAATCCTGATGCAATCTAACCTTGCTCAAGCTCAGTTCATGGGTGACCCATCTTCAATCCTCCGTAATGGTAAGATTGGTATGATTGATCGCTTCACTGTATATGTTTCCAACTTGCTCCCACGTGCAGCTGCTGGTCAAAGCTATACCGGAAGTGCTGTAGCTAGTGCTCTTAAGCGTCATGCAATCATGGCTGGTCACAAATCTGCCATTACCTTTGCATCACAAATTGCTAAGGTTGAGAGCTTACAGAACCCCAACGACTTCGGCACTTTGATCCGTGGCTTAAACGTCTACGGTTACAAAGTTGTTCAAGCCGATGGTTTGGCACTCTTGCAAGCAGCAGGTTAATAGCTGATGATAGGTGGGTGGGGACACCCCCCACCCCTATTCTAATCTAGGAGATTTGTATGACGATTCAAAATAAGCTTATTTCTTTAGGCATGTGGGGAGAAATGGCTGAGCAAGTTTGTTTGGGTGATATTACTTCCGGTTTAACTGCCGCTGGTTCCACTCAAGCAGATGCTTTAGCTATTTCCGCCGATGCTAATATTTTTGGTACTGTAGCATCCGGTACTGGCGCTATTTTGGCCATTCCTGCCGCTGCTCGTGTTATTGTCCGTAACGGCGGCGCAAACGCTTTATTGGTTTATGCTCCTGTTGGCGGAACAATGAATGGTACTTCAAACGGTAGTTTATCTATCGCTACAACCAAAAATGCAATGTTTGTATCAGCTGATGGCGTTAACTGGTATTCGATTCTTTCAGCGTAATAAATAGAGGGGGTAATACCCCTCTTCCATATATAATAGGACTATGGGAACAATTACCGCTCAATCTATAATTAATAAAGCAGCGATTCAGTTAACTGACATCGGTAATACCCGTTGGACTCGTGCTGAGTTGCTAGACTGGCTTAATCAAGGACAAAAGCAAATTGTTGTTATGTCCCCTAGCGCAACTAATAAGGTTAGCGTAGTCCAGCTAGTTGCAGGTACTAGACAGAATATTCCATCAGACGGATGGACTTTATTAGAACTTATTCGATACATGGGCACAAATGGCTCTACGCCAGGGCGTGCAATTCGAGTAACGTCTAGAGAGCTTATTGACTCTTTTAACCCCAATTGGCATGCAGCCGCAAAATCTGCAGTGCCTAAGCACTATATATTTGACCAGCAAGACCAAACTGTTTTTTACGTATACCCACCTAATAATGGGCAGGGACACGTACAAATCAATTACGCACCAGTACCTCCGATGATTACTTCAGAAAGTACTGCGATTTCTATTAGTGATACTTTTGAGCCTGTGTTATTAGACTATATTCTTTATAGAGCTTGCAGCAAAGACGCAGAGTATGCGCCAGGACTACAACTTGCATCTGGTTATTTACAAACGTTTATGGCTGCTATGCAAATTAAACAGGCTTCCGAGCTGGCTAATAACCCAAATCAAAACTTTACTCCAAAAGACCCCAATAAACCAGGATCTGAGTCATGACCCAGGCATACGGTTTTTCCGTTTCTTACGATCAGTTTTTGCCTCGAGTACTGCAGTATGTACCTGATGCATCTGAATTTATTGCCATTGACGCAATTAAACAGGCTTGTATCGAGTTTTGTGAAAGAACTTACTATTGGCAATACACCGTTCCAGCTATTAACATAGTAAACGGGCAAGCAAATTACATAATTAATACTCCAGCAGATACTAAGCTGGTAGGCCCTATTCAGGCTTATTTTAATACGTTACTGCTTATCCCAAAAAGCCCTGATGAATTAGCAGATATATACCGCATGGGGGCATGGGATCAGTTACAGGGATCACCCCAATACATCACAAGAACTATTAAACCAGAAGTTCTTTTAGTACCTATTCCGTATATTACCCAGCCAGGGGCGTTGTACTTGAGAACCGCTTTAGCCCCAACTCAGGACTCTACGGAGATTGATTCCGAAATTTATGAACAATGGGCAGATGCTATTGCGTGGGGGGCTAGAGCCCGTTTATTGGCTCAACCACGACAGGATTACACCGATAAAGCAGGAGCTATTGAAGCTGCTAAGATGTTTAATTATCATATTAACAGAGCTAGAATCCAGATGAATAAGGGGCTTACACGAGCTTCTACAAGAACCGAATTCCAGAGGTGGGCATGAGCACTATACGCATAGTACAAAACGACAATTTACCAGAGGTAACACTAACTCTTACCGACCGGCAAACTGGGGACCCAATTGACCTTTCAGCGGCTACAACTACAGTAGTTGTTAAATTTCGTGCCCTTGGTGGTACTACAGTTTTATCTACCTTAACTTGCTCTAAAGTGGACGCAGTTAATGGAGTTGTTCGGTTTGGTTTTCCAGGAACTACGCTAGATGTACCAGCAGGACAGTACCAAGGTGAAATTGAGATTAGCTTTAATGGTCAAATTTTGACTCCTTTTGATTTACTTAACTTTACTCTACGTGCTGATTTCTAATGGCTTTTACGTGCCTTAATCCCGATCAAGCAGTTAAAGTTGAGGCTTCCTATCTACAGCCTACTTTTACTGTTAGCTACATAGAGATAAATATCTGTGCAGCTGTAACTTTTCCTGGGGTTTTAGGGGTAGAAGTTATAACTCCTACTGACTTAGTAAACTTAACTTTTTCTAAGCCAATCAATGACTTACAGTATATATTAGATCAAGATACTTTAGGTATAGACAAAGGTATAAGAGATGGTTTATCTCTTACTGATTTTGTCGCTACTCTTTTGGTATTCCAAAGGACTTTTTCTGAAATAGCAAGTTTATCTGATGCGTCTATTAGAAATTTAACTAAACCGCTGTCTGACACCATTAGTGTACCTGATTTAGCTACCCTTTCTTTTGTTAAAACCCCTTCTACAGATCAGGTTACTTCGGCAGATACCTCTTACAAAGACTTTGAAAAGCTTGTAAAAGGCTTGGCTCAGAATTACTGCGATCCTTCTTATTTTTTAGAAGATTATGTCCAAGATATTGTTACCGGCGACTGGGTATATGCTAGCGATAGCGTAACAAAATTAGTCACTTATGGTAGACAAATTAATGATAATATGCCATTATCTAGCAGCGGGCTTTTGTCTATGCAGAACTATTCCGATCTAACTTATTTTTTAGAAGACTATGTGGGCACATCCCGCACATTTACGTAAGGAGCTGTAATGAACGCAACTGAAAACTTAAAAGCTTCCGGCTCTTTACGAGTCGTTGTTACCGGCGCCGATGGCAAGGTAAAAGAAGAACATCAATTTAAAAACCTAGTTGTTACCGTCGGTAAGAACTTTGTAGCATCACGTATGGTTGGTACTGCTTCTGCAGTTATGAGCCATATGGCCGTTGGGTCTAATAATAATGCAGCTGCAGCTGGTGATACTGCTCTTGGAGCTGAATTAGGGCGTGTAGCATTATCTACTTCAGTAGCAACTACTAACGTAGTAACTTATACTGCGACTTTCCCAGCAGGCACAGGAACAGGCGCTATTGTTGAAGCAGGTATTTTTAATGCTTCATCTGCCGGAACTATGCTCTGCCGTACAGTATTTGCGGTTGTTAATAAAGGTGTAGACGATGCCTTGAGCATTACCTGGACTATAACAATTTCCTAATTTTAAGGAGTAACCGGGAATGAGCATAATTGTAACCCGCGCTGGTAAGGGATCGCCGTTAACTAATAACGAGGTTGATAGTAACTTTGTAAACCTCAACGACACTAAGTTAGAAAGTCTTACATCTGTTAACGGTTCTCTTCTTATTACAGGTACAGGATCGACTCGTAATTTAAGTGTTATAGGAGGAGGCGGCTCCGCTGTTTCTTATTACCTAAATGGTGGCACAAACCAAGGCTCATTTAGCGGGAACACTTACTATGAAATGAGCAGAACAGCAGTTTTAGGTCCAGATGCTAATTTTAGTACTGGTACTGACGGTTATATTGCTCAGTTTATTACTGACGCTGCTGATCCATCTTTATTAGCAATTCCAGCAGGTAACTGGAACTTTGAGTTATGGTTTCAAGCATCTTCAACCGGTGGCACACCAAGTTTCTATGTAGAACTTTATAAATATGACGGCACTACATTTACTTTAGTTGCAAGCAGTTCCGCAAATCCTGAAAATATTGATGGGGGTACAGCTACTGACCTTTACTACACTGCTTTAGCTGTTCCAACAACCGTATTAACCACAACTGATCGCCTAGCTATTAGAGTTTATGTGGTCACCAGCGGTCGAACAATTACTTTACATACTCAAGCCGACAATCTGTGTGAAATTCAGACAACTTTTTCTACAGGTTTAACGGGGTTAAACGGCCTAACCGCTCAAGTTCAATCTTTTGCAACAGGCACATCGGGCTCAGATTTTAATATTTCAAGCGCTACAGCCACTCATACCTTTAATCTGCCTTCTGCTTCACCATCTGTTCGTGGTGCTTTAACTTCAACAGATTGGACAACTTTTAATAGTAAAGTTAGTAGTGTTAGTGGAACGGCTCCTGTAGCATCAAGTGGTGGCAAAACACCTGTAATTAGTCTTGATTCAGGATATGGTGATATTCAAAATCCATATGGTTCTAAGACTGCAAATTTTGTTTTGGCTGCACCTAACGGTTCAGCAGGTGTTCCAACATTTAGAGCAGTTGTAGCGGCAGACATTCCAACATTAAACCAAAACACAACCGGCACAGCTTCAAACGTAACCGGCACAGTAGCTATTGTTAATGGCGGTACTGGAGCTACTTCCGCACAAAGTGGTATGAATGCCTTGGCTGGTGCAGTTACTTCAGGTTCGTATTTACGTGGTGACGGTACTAACGTAGTTATGGCAACTATTCAAGCTGGTGATGTTCCGACACTAAATCAAAATACAACAGGTTCTGCAGCTACATTCACAAGCACGTCTCAAAACTCACAATTTAACTCCGTGGGTGTTGGCACAGCGGCATCAGGCACAGCTGGTGAGATTCGTGCAACTAACAACGTTACTGCGTATTATTCTGATGAGCGTTTAAAAACAAAAACAGGTAGCATTGAAAATGCCCTTGATAAAGTATGTCAAATTGAAACATTGCTTTACCATGCTAATGAAACGGCTGTAGCTCTTGGATATGATGCATCTGTACAAGAAGTTGGTGTAACTGCACAATCGGTTCAGAAAGTGCAGCCAGAAATTGTAGTACCAGCTCCAATTGACGACAAGTATTTAACTGTACGTTATGAGCGTTTAGTACCCTTATTAATCGAGGCTGTAAAAGAATTATCTGCTGAAGTTAAAGAACTTAAAGAAAAAGTAGGTAAATAATGCCAGCACTATTTAAGAACAACGCTACTGCGACTATTGCTGCGACTATTAATAATAGTACTACGACGATTGTTTTGTCAGCTGGATTAGGTAGTTTATTCCCGGCACCTTCCGGAAGTAGTTATTTTTATGGTACGTTATTTGACAGTGCTAATAATTATGAAATTGTAAAAGTAACAGCACGTTCTACAGATACTTTAACTGTTGTTCGTGCCCAAGATAATACAAACCCATTAGCATTTAACGCTGGGTCTGGCTTTGCCTTACGCCCGATTTCCGCTATATTTAATAACTTCCCACAACTAGATGCAAATAATACATTTACAGGTAACAACACATTTACTGGTACGTTAACAGGTAGTTTAACAGGTAATAGTGCCGGAACTCACACCGGCCCAGTAATAGGAAACGTAACTGGAAACGTAACTGGAAACGTAACTGGAAACGCAACTGGATCCGCCGGGTCTTTATCAACTACTAACTTTACTATTATTGAATCTGGTGGGGTATTGCAGTTTAAATATGGGGCTACTGTAATAGCTTCTATAAACTCCACTGGCAATTTAATAACTGCGGCAAATATCACCGCTTACGGCACTCCATAAGGATATATAGATATGGCACTACCATCGTCAGGCCCCATTTCGTTAAATAATGTAAACGTTGAACTTGGACTATCAGGCACAACAAGCATTAACATGAACCAAGCTAGTGTACGCACTTTATTTGGTGTACCTAGCGGTGCTATTCGTATGAGCGATGGTTATGGTAAGTCTAATGAATTTGCTTTTGCTATTTCTTCAAATCAAGTTAATGCAAATTTACGTTCATTAGCTACTAGTGCTGGCTGGGACCAATCTACTAAACTTATTGCCACAATTAATGGTGGAGTTTATGTATATTCAAACAGTACAGGAACTCCTGGTTTAACCATTAATGGTTCATTCCCCAACGGCGTAACGCTTGTTAACAATGGATATATTCTCGGAATGGGTGGTAACGGAAGTACCGGTTGCTCCGTTGGTTTTACTAGCGCCAGCCCCGGCGATTCAGGTGGTACAGCTTTATCTGTTTCATCAGCAACAACTATTAATAATGCTTCCGGTGTTATTGCTGGCGGAGGCGGAGGCGGAGGCGGAGGCGGAGCTCTTAATGAAGGTGGCGTTGGTAAAAGCGGGCCCTATATTCAGTATGGTTGGGCAGCCGGAGGCGGAGGCGGAGGACAAACAGGTCTTTCAAACACCGCTGGGGGAGGCCCTGGCGGCGGTACCTTTGGTCAAAGAAGTAGAGATCCACAAGCGGGTAGCGGTGGAGATGTAAACGGAGCGGGCGGCGGAGGTATTGGTGGAGCGGCGCCAAATGCTGGATATTACGCAGGACAAGGCGGTAGCGGCGGATCTTGGGGTTCAAGCGGTGCAAGAGGTCAGGATGGTAGAGCCTATTTTTACAACGGACCCCCAGGTAACGGTGGTAGTGGTGGAAGTGCAGTTACCGGTAATGGCAATATTACTTGGACTAATACTGGAACCCGTTATGGCGGTATTTCTTAAATTTAATAAAGAGGTAAATAATGATTAGCTATCAAATAACAAGTTTTAATTCAGATTTTGGGAATATTTCTGTTTTATTTAAAAAAGATAATGCAGTTATTGCCACATATAATGTAGACGTCCCACTTACTGATGATGGTTTATTTATTACTGGTGAAGTGTTAAATAGCTATTTACTTGGAATGTTCCCACAGCATATTATAGACAGAAAGAATAAACTTGAAGCGGGTATTCCAAATGCTTCAGTCATTGCAAGCTTAGTAGTTCCTATAGAAGAAACAGCTACAGCACAAGTGACTGAAATATCTGAGCAGCAACAAGCGTGGTTTGAAATTGAAAATGAAAAGCGTGTTGCTAAAGCATTAGTAAAATTTGGTTTATTAGCTACAGATCCAACTGAGATACCAGCAGCAACTTTGTAATGCGTTTGGAAATAACCCCTAATTTTATAACTCAAGAAGAATGTGCTTTACTAAATGCTTGGGCTTATGAAGGTGTTGTTAAAAAATGGTTAGATGTTGGTATATCTAGTGGTAAATTAATTAATAAAAGACTGACGTCAAGATTGTATGGGGACAGGTTTGAATACCCAAAAGAAGTAATTGAGTTGTCTACTAAAATTCGTAGTTTTGTTGGTATTAGTAACTACTCAATTATTGAAGGGCATGGAAATAGAGGCGTTGTAGTTAGTTTTAGCAAACCTGGTTCAGATGTTTACAAGCATAAAGATCCTAAAGAAGCAGGGCTTTCTGCATTGCGTTGCAACATTATTACCCAGGCTGCCGATGAGGGTGCTGAATTATTTGTTGATGAAAATAAAATAGATATAAAAGCAGGTGACTTACATTGTTATTTAGCGTCTGATTTTGAGCATTACGTTACAGAAGTTAAAGGTGATACACCCAGAATACTGTGGATGTTTGGTGCTTATGTACCCCAAGAAGACTGGGAAAATGGAGTAATAAAATATGGCTTATCCTGAAACTAGAATAACTTGCGCTACTAATTTATGGCTTAGACAAATGCGTTTTGTTAAAGCCGGAGATGCCAATGAAGGACATACTCACAATTATGACCATATGACTTTATTGGCTACAGGTAGTGTGGCAGTTCATGTTGACGGAAAAACAACTAATTTTGTTGCTCCCCAAATGATTTTTATTAAAGCAGGGAAAAGCCACTACATAGAGGCTTTAGAAGATAACACTGTTGCTTATTGTGTGCATGCTTTACGGGATAAAGACACTGAAGAAATACTAGACCCAAGCCAAATACCTGAAGGTATTGATGCTTTTAGAACTAATTTAGCCAGACCTTTGTAAGGATTAATATGATCGCACGCCTAATAGCCATTTTGTTTTTAAGCCGAGAAGTTGCTCATCGGGAGCACTTAAATACTAAGTCATACGCACAACATATGGCTTTAGGTTCTTTCTACGACACAATCGTTGATAATGCAGATTCTATTGCAGAAGCATATCAAGGTCGTCATGGACTAATTGGTAAAATCCCTATGCTCACCGAAACAGATACTGGCGATATTGCAGACATTCTTGAAAAGCATCTTGGAATGCTTGAAAAGATTAGATATACTGCCGTTGAGAAGACAGACACACCTATTCAGAATCTTATTGATACTGCGGTAGAAACTTATCTGTCAACCCTTTATAAACTACGCAACCTTAAATAGGCTACGGTATGTCCAACGAAAAACCACATCTTCCCCTAACTGATGAGCAACTTGAGCATATCGTAGAACGGGTAACCGAAAAAGTTATTCAAAACGTATATACATCAATTGGCGAGTCAGTAGTTAAAAAGTTCTTTTGGGTCGTTGGCTTAGGGGCTTTATCACTTGTAACTTACTTGGCTGGCGCAGGCCACATAAAAATTGGAAGCTAGAATGAGCTATGCCGGACGATTTGGGGTTGTCAGCGGGTGCTAAAGGCATCAGCGAAGGGATTAAGACTGGGCGAGAAGCTGGCCGAGAAATTGGTAAGAACATCGAGGATGTTCAAAGAGAAGCTGTAGATGTTGCAAAGCAGCAAGCAAACGCAAGGATTCGTGAGCGTAGAGAAGCAGAGTTTAAGAAGGAACGGGCGATATTTAAAGCCCTTGAAGAGTACAAGCATCAAAAGAAAATTTCGGATGAAGAGTACAAAGCAAAAACGGAGTTTATAAAGAAGTACGGCACTAAAGAATGGCAAAAGGTCTTGGACATCAAAACAAAGATTGAGCGCCTAGAAAAAGAGGATAAAAAGTATTTTGATGCAGAGTTGTCAAAAGTTAAATGGGTGCAGTTTTGGTGCTTTATGGCAGCTGCTTGGATTGCTTATTACATAGTATGGGGCACTAAACAATGATTTGGCAATTTCATTCAGATAAGACCCAGAACTGGGCTTACATGGACAATTTATTCACGCCTGAAGAGTGTGCTCAAATAATTGCTATCGGCAACTCTAAGTTGGAAAAGGCAACAATTGTTGGTGGCGAAGTTAATAAAGACATTCGTGAGAGTCAAATTTCATGGTTATCTCCAAATGACCTTGAATTTGCATTTCGTCGTGTAACCGATGGCGTTCTCAACCTCAACAGTCAGTTTTTTAATTTTGACTTATTTGGTTTAGCAGAGGGGTTTCAGTTCACTCGCTACGATGCTCCGACTGGTCATTATGGAATGCACATTGATAAGATGCTAAATGGCCCTGTTCGTAAACTATCTTTAACAATTCAACTATCTTCACCTGAAGATTACGAGGGCGGAGAGTTGGCTTTGCAGTTTGACAAAGAGGCTGACGTCATGCCAAAAGAATTGGGCAAAATGATTGTCTTCCCAAGTTATATATTACACAAAGTACGTCCTGTAACTAAAGGAACTCGGTACAGTCTTGTTGCTTGGGTTACTGGAAAACCATTTAAATAAAGGTCTAAAAAATAATGATTACCCTATTTACTACCCTTATATCGTTCCTGTCAGGCGGTTTACCCAGCCTATTGGGGTTTTTTCAAGACAAGTCCGACAAAAAGCATGAGCTGGCTATGGCTGCCATGCAAACGGAACGGGAACTAAAACTTATGGAAGCGGGTTATGCTGCTCAAGCCCGTGTAGAAGAAATACGCACCGAGCAAGTCCAAATGGAAACCCAAGCCCAAGAAAGGGCGTCTTTGTATGCTCACGACATCGAGATTGGCAAGGGTGCTTCCCAGTGGGTTACTAACTCTAGGGCTATGGTAAGACCAGCCATTACCTACGGCATGTTCATCATGTTTATGTTTGTAGAGCTGTTTGGGTTCTGGTTTGCGTTCCATCGGGAAGTGCCATTTGACGTGGCGTTAAACCTCTTATGGGATGATGAGACCCAGATTATTTGGGCATCAATTGTTTCCTTCTGGTTTGGAACACAGGCATTTAAAAAATAATGTGTATAAAAAACTTAAAAAATTATGCACGTTAGTTAAAAATGTATAGAGATGAACGATTTTATAAATCTATTCAATGCGTATCCTTTTGGCGTTTGCCTTGGGTTAGCTGCTTTTGTTAACTACACTTTTTTATTAATTGTCCATGCGTGTGAGTGATAAAGCCATTAAGATGATTAAGCACCACGAAGGCATTCGTCAGCGTCCATACCGCTGCCCAGCTAAATTGTGGACGATCGGTGTTGGGCATGTACTATACCCACGGCAGGGTGCTTTAAAGATAGACGAGCGAGATGCTTATGCACTGGAAGAACGAGATAATCGTACCTTTTCGATGGAGGAAGTAGATGGAATTCTTAGAGACGACCTTAATCGTTTTGAGCGGGGTGTTGAACGCTTCTGTCCCGTTAAGCTCACTCAAGGTCAATTCGATGCTCTTGTATCTTTTAGCTTTAATGTTGGTTTGGGAACACTACAGCGCAGCACCCTCCGTCAGAAGGTTATTCGGGGCGAAATGGGAGAAGCGGCAGAAGAGTTCTTGAAATATACGCTAGCTGGGGGTAAAGTACTGAAAGGCTTGGTAACTCGTAGAAACGACGAAAGAGCCTTGTTTTTAAGCTAAAATAGTTTTTTACATAAGGAGAAGTACATGGCTTACACATTTGACGAAGTACAACAGAAGTTAAACGCTGAAATCGTTGCTGGTAATCTGATTTGCGGCATATTAGATAAACGTGTTTTTGTTGGTAAAACAAACGAAGACGGCATGTTTGAAATTACCCCTGAGGGTAAAGAAATGCTTGATGCGTTAAACAAAGAAAAACCTGCTAAAAAGGCTAAAGAAAAAGCCGAAGAAGCAGACAAGTAATTTAAAAAGGTAGGGCTATGCCATTTATTAAGGTCGAAGACTTCTCAGGAATTGTTCCTAGGACAGGCCCTACCCAGCTTGAGGCTAATCAAGCCCAGCGAGCACTTAACGTAAAACTTCAATCTCGTGAACTCCGTTCATGGGCAGATCCTGTTTTAGAGTATGTTCCAACTACTCCTAACGTTCAGACTATTTACTATATTGATAGCCCTAACGGGGAACAATATTGGCTAGAATGGGCTACCGATGTAGATATGGTGCCCGGCCCAGTTGCTGACATCAATGAGTTTCGCTATTACTATACAGGCGACGGAGCTCCAAAAAAGACTAACTATGCATTAGCAACGACTACTGGGACTGGTACAAGGCCTTTCCCTGATGCATGGTTATATATGGGTGTTCCTGCTCCTGCAGCAGCTGCAACATTAGCAGCATCTAG